TATCTGTGATTTGATAAGTTCCATCATTATTCCATTGAATATTTGACTTTACTTTGTTCAAAGCATAATCTAGCAAGTCGCTATCAAACTTCTCACCCATGGCTCGCTGGATATCGCCATCTAGTTCTTTTTCTCTAAGAGCCTGGTCTTTACGAGCCAAGTCTTGTTGAAGTTTACTAAATTGCTCCTGTAAGTCATTTGCTGTGACACGATTAGAACGATTCTGATTCTGTTGGTTATCTACTGGCTGTGCGTTGCCATCGGATTTTGTTTGAACACTAGTTCTTGCCATGAAGGCTAACGCCTCTTCAACACTACCAAATTGACTGCCCGAAGCATTGCTTAGTGCATTCAATATAGATTGTGTAGTGCTTTTGCGAATAGCACCTGGGTCAATCTTTTGCTCATTGCCACCTTCTGCTTGTGAGAGCGACTGGTTTGCGTTTGTCTGGCTATCGTTGCCAACGAATGTATTTTGATCCATGTTAAATTTTTTCTTGCTGTAACGGAGCAACCGAGTTTGTAATGTATTTATTCATGTCAATCAAATTTGTGTTTTATCTTCCAATACTCATTGTGTTCAATATGACTGGTGCAACTTGTGCAGCATAATAAGTCATACCTACATTAGTTACTGGGGTGCCGGCACCACCTAGTAAACTGGTGTTGTCTGGTTGTCCCACGCTGTTATCATATTCTGCTTGCTCTTTGGCATCTTCATCACCTTCTTCACCATACATCTCATGTGCTGGTATCATTGATGGTTCCAAATCACGGCTCAATACTGTTTCATCAGTATTCATCATTAATGTTCTTAAATCTGGATCTTGTACTGTTTTGATGTATGCTTGTCTATATTCTGGAATCTCTGTTGCTGGAGCAAGCATGCCAATAATCTCATTAGTAATTAATGACTGAATCATTGGATTGTCCCCGACTAATTCTTTTGCTGATCTCATAACAGCCATTCTATAGTTGGTATCATGTGCTTCATAGTCTGTGTTGTAATTTACTTCACCGGCCCAACGCATGTCCATAAATCGTGCGGCAAAAGTAAAAATCATTTCTTCTGTGACTTCCATCAATCGTGCTTTAGATTTTGCTGTTCTATGTAATTGCTTGCGTTCTTCAATGATAGCAACACCTGATGCAATTTGGTTCTTGCTTGTACGCAATCCACCTAAGCCAGTCAATGCTTCAATTTGTTCTAGGATATCTTGTTGTGATTTTATAATTGCATCAACATCACCAGTGTCAACTACTATCGCTTCAATTTGTCCTTCATTAGCACGAACAATCGCACCAGCATGTACAGGAACACTTACGCCTTTATCAGCACGAATGATAGTGTGAGCAAATTGCAATGCAGTGTACTTTTCGCATTCCATTTTGTAATGTTCTCTTTGTGCATCTACTGCTGAATCAATATCACTGATGCCCAAATCAATTGTGCGAGGGTCTCTGCGACCATATGCAATGAACAATGGGATGCTCATGCCAGGAGGATAATTGCCTTCGCCAATCAATTCTGCTGGCTCATTCATTTGACCAGGACCTTTGTTAACTTCATAACTCTGCCAGTAACTTGGTGTTGTTGCGTCACCTAAATAATAGCACTTGATGTAGTAGCAATCTTCATCTTCCATTTCTTTGACTTTAACGCACTTGAGCATGGGTCTGCCACCGTAATAGTCAAACTCCCAATCCCATACATCTAATGGATTGATCGCACAAACATAAGGTCGACCTAGGTTGCCTTCGCTTTGTTGTGGCATATCTACTGCTACCCAGCAATGACCATATATGCTTGTTAAGTCTCCAACACTTTCCATAAAACTGGTCAACGAACGATTGGTTAAGTCAGCATCTAACAAAAACAAATCACTCCATTCACTATTCTTTGGATCAATCATTTGTCCTGTTGTGGTACAAAATTGTACATTGCGCTTGATGCCAGGTTCAAACAATACATCATTAATAGTGTCAACTATGTAACGACAGATTGGCTGTGATATTGTGTTGGTTACTAAGTCATTGTATAGTGTAGAATCTTCTGAAGGGCGCTTCTTGCGTACCAACATCTTGAAGGGCATGCCTCCTAAATATGCGTATTGATAGGATAGCATTTGGTTGTAGATACCATCATATATTGCATTACGCTTGAGTAAATCTGCTTTAATTGTCATTGTTTTTAATCTCTCTATATAGGAGTATAGGCATTACAAGAATGTAATGTATTTATACTTGTTGGCTTGTGTTTACAGTTGTTGTTATGCCAACGACTTAACATATTCTTTCCCATGGTTTTGTTACAATGGATACAAGTTCTTAATGGATTGCCACCATATGCATTATCATTGCCTTTATTATACATATGTGTAGTCACATCTTGTCTTAATCCAGTGACTAAATGCGCTGGATTACAGCAAATGTAGTTGCTGCAAGTGTGATAAACACAGATATCATCAGGTACAACTGTTTGATTGTGTAAATCATAACTAACACGATGTACTGTTCTCATACGCTTACCATCACGGATAAAACCATAGCCAATGTTGTTACAGCATCCTTGCCATTCCCAGCAGTCGGTTACTGGGTCAATAGTTATTTGGTCAGATATTCTATCTTCTATACTCCAACCTTTGCGTCTTTTTATTGCCATACTTGATGATCCTGTTCTAAATTTTCATTCATTATTTCTTCCCAACTTGGTCCACCTGGATACAATGGACTCTCTGGCATATGCTCAATGCCTGGTTGCATCATGCTTGACATTCTTGAGTCCATACCAATGTATTCTTTGATTGGTATACTATCGTGGGTGATTGGGAACAAGTGATGTATTCCATAACGAATACAATCACCTAATCCGTCTATGTGTGCGTACTTTTGCTCTGTATACTTTACTAATCGTTTGCGTGTACCATCTTCAAAGTGATATGTTGTTAGTGCTTCTAATAGAAACTTATCTTCTGGCTTGACTACTAGACCACCTCTGTTGATAAACGCATTTGCTGTGTTGTCTGTGTCTGATACAAGTGGATTTACCTTGCGTGAGTTAACGATTGTGAAACCATACTTTTCTAAAATAATTCTATCTGTTACGCCAAAAGGACTTGTAGTGTCACGGTTTACTTGCGTACCGCTCATGTCAATAACACTATTGATTCTACGCTTGGGATAATCTAACCGAATTGCTTGCGCTATACCCTCTGTGCTACAATCAGGTATCGCATAACTTTTTAGTATCTCAATGGTACCGTTCTTTTCGCCGGCTCTGTGAACTTGTGCTATAGTTGCACACATAACTCTTTTGTTAAAATCCGCAAAATGATACAAATCGCCACCTCTATCTACTACATCTCTTGTGTACTTTGTTTTGTCCCATGTGTAATAGAAAGCATCACTAACGCTTTCCCATTGACACATATAGTCTTGGTTAAACTTTAATGGGCTGATGATGCGTTTCTGTTCTTCAATAAACGCACGATTGCCTGAACGCATTTGTAGGTAGTTGTAATGTCTTACTGCATATTTGTCTGGGCTAATCAATGCTAAGTTAAACAAATCATGCAATGGTCCTGTACCATTTGGTGTACTGATAACAACCAATCTACCCTGTGTGTCTGGTGTGCCTACTCTTGGGCGCAAACGATTGGTAATCTCTTGTAATGTATCTTGTGTATATAGTGCTGCTTCATCCGCTATCCATATGCCAACATTAAGACCTCTTAAGTTTTCACGCTGTTCTGCACTTTTACAGCGAATAAAAACACCATTAGGAAACTTAATGGTTAGTTCTGAATTGTTAATGTCTGATCCATCTTTAAGCCCAAAGTATGTTTGACATGATTTCTTTAATGGTTCCCATATAAGTGACTTAATCATTGCGCCAGTTGGGGCCGAGTAAATGATATCTTTACCTTTGTGATATCGTTCATCAGTAGCAAATATAGGTAGTGCGATAGCGGCTAGAAATGTCTTGCCGCTACCAACTGGAACTATATCTATACAATGCTTATTAGTAGTAAGCCAATCTTGAAGTATTGTTGACTGCTCACCATATAAGGGAACATTTATCATTGCTTCCAGTCAGACAATTCTGTACTTGGGAAACTGAATACTGCTTTAAGTTGTTCACCTTTGCTTGTAAGGTCAACTTCTGATTTGTCTGCTATTACTTTTGCAAGTAACATTTGTTGATATCGTTGAATTATATTCATGTCACCTGAATGTCTTGCTCTGATATAATCTTGTGCTAATCCCACAGCAAATGGAACATCTTGTTTTGCAATTTCTGCTAATACATCTGCTGCACTTAATTTTACTGTTGAGCCAACTTTTCTACCTGAGTTTGGTCTTGCACCACCTCTACCTTTTTTTGCTGTTGGAGTAGTTTGAAGATTTTGATTATCATCCATAGGCGCCATGCCAAAGGTATTTACTAAACTGTCATTGACTAGTTCTTGATCATAATGAGTTATTTGGGACATTATATAATTTCTTTAGCAATTGCTATTGTAGTCATTCGCCAAGTCTTTCAATAAAGGCTTGTTCAAGGTCCTTAGTGCGTGGATGATTAGGAGCAGATTCTTGTAGAACTTTACGCAAATCTTTCACTACTTCTACGGGCTGTACACGAATCATCTCTCTGTAAGTTTTCATTACAAAGGGATCACGCAATCTATCACTTATTGTTAATTGGCTCATCTGTTGTTACCTTTTTCTTTCTTGTGCGTTTTTCTTTAACGACTACTTGTACCACTTGATCATTCATGGGAATGAGTATAGTAGATTGTGGTATTCTACCGTTTGGTAGTTTTACTTTTAACCACAGTGATTTTAACCAGTTCATATGTAAACCTTTAGATAATCTTCAGGTGAATCTTCTGGATCTAGTCCATCAAAGTATTCACCTGTTGCTTTTTCTTTGAACTTTAGTGTACCAAACACGCTTAAGAATTTTTGATTCTCTGCTTGCCATTGTTTAGTTAGTTCCAAGAATCTATCACGCCCAAACATAATTTGTAATTGTGTTTTACAATCTTCTGGTGTTGGATTGATATCCCATTTGGTATCGTTTAGTGTGTGCATAAAACTGATACATTGATCAATTTCATACTCATTCATGTACTTTGACAACTCAGTTGTCATTTTATCAAAATTCTTGATATGCCCCACATAAAAGGGTTTATCAATTAAGCCTTGAAATTCTGCCATATAATTGTTCCTTAATGTAATACTTGTACTTGTGTTAATTCATCAATCATCTGATTGGTCTGAATGTTAACTGTACCATTTAATTCTTTTGCTGCATCTTTAAGAGTTTGTTCTTGTACAAGTGCACCTAAGAATTCAAATATTGTTTTTAGACCAAGTATCTTTAGGTTAAAGATTTCTTTGTCTTCTTGTGTTAAGGTGTCAATAGGTATTGACATCATTTGATGTATTGATGTTTCAATATCATTCATTAAGGGCTTGACTGTAACAAGTAGTTCCCCGTCTTGGTCTTTTGCTAATCTATATGTATATTCAATCATTTATTATTTCCTTAAATTGTTCT